ATGCCGACTAGCACCCAGGAATCCGGGCGGGAACGCCGCCTTCTTTTGGAATCGTTGCAAGCTTTCAGCCGTGGCGACGGCGATGCGCCGTTGGTCACCAAATGGACCGCCGCATCTAAATCCGGAGTGAGCCTTGATTCAGAGTGCCCGTTGAATGATCTGCACATCAAGGCTCCTTCANATGAAACGCAAGACCAGGCGATAACCTTCGTCCTCTCTACAGATGATGTCGACCGGCACGGCGATGTCATCTCCGCCGACGGCTGGGTGTTGGACGCCTACGAGGAGAACCCGGTCTTACTCTGGGCCCACGACTACCGGCATCCAGCCATCGGCCGGGCCGCCAAGATGTGGACGGAGCCCCACCGGCTGTTGGCCAACATGGAATTCGCACCCACGGAATTCGCCCAGGAGATCGCATCTTTGTACCGCTCAGGATTCCAATGGGGAGTGTCCGTGGGATTCAAGCCCCTGCGCTACGAGGAAAGAAGGGACGAAAAAACCGGGGCTTTCCTGGGACTCCGGTTCCTGGAGCAGGAATTGTTGGAGGTCAGTGCCGTTCCGGTCCCGGCCAACCGTAGCGCACTACGCCGTTCGGACGGGCCCGATCTTCNTTCATTGAGCGCCCTGTGGCCGGTGCTGGAGTCCCAGGTAGACGATCTGGCCAGGNTCGCCGGAGACATCTCTGAAACAGTGGCCGAACTGGAAAACAACGCCAAGGGAATGAAGATTCCTGACCGGTCCGCGGACCTGGCGGCTGATCACGTCTCGGAAATCATATCGGCCCTACGTTCCGGACGGGTTTGACCGTACCCGCCGAAGACTCTTCGCCCCAGCAGCGTTCACCGCCGACATACGGCGACGAATCTGAAAGAAACACTGGCTACTGACCCCGCCTTCTACTAATCGAACCAAGGAGTTGAATATGACTATCGCGGCACAAGATTTGGAACTTATCAAACGAGAGCTGTCTGGGATACGCGAGTTTTACGACGCCCGGATAAACACGGAGATCCCGCCGTTGAAAGAGGAGATGGACCGCATCTCAGGCCAGCTTAATAAGGCGCAGCAGCTGTGGCGAGACGGAGAGAAAAGGGCTTTGCTCTCACGCTTCGGCGGCAGCGACCGGCCCAGAGTCGACTTCGGGAAATACGCCGGGCTGGACCACCTGGACATCGCCTGTGCCCGCAGCCTCCTGACCGCTCAGTTGCGTGAGCCGTCGGGGGTTAACCCTCGGATGCTGGAGGACTGGCAGTCCAATCTAAAGGCAGCTATGGACTCGACGACCTCGGGCTCCGGCGACGAATTGTTGGACACCCAGGAGGCCCGCGCACTCTGGGACGACGTTAATCTGGAGACTTCGGTGGCGCCCCTTTTCAACACGGTCCAGATGCCTAGCAACCCATTCCAGATCCCGCTCCAACTGGGCGACGTGAATTGGTACCCCGGAACGGAGAGCGTGTCCACCAAGAGCACCGGCCTGGCCACCGCCCGGCAGACACTTACCGCCTACGAATTGGCGGCCGAAGTCCCCTGGTCCTACGACCTGGACGAAGACTCGGTGATCGCCATGATGGAAGAGCTGCGGCGCAGCCTGATGCGGAACGCCCGTGAGGTCATCGACGATGTGATCTTGAACGGCGACACGACCGTCACCAACAACATCAATGCCGACGGCGCCACGATCGCAAACACCGACGCCGGCAAGGGCCAATGGCTGCTGGGCTTCGACGGACTCTTGCACTTGCCGCTGGTGGACAACACCAGTCAGGCAACCGACCACAACGCCGCAGTCTCTGATGACATGTTCAACGAGGTTCGGTCCAAGCTGGGAAAGTATGGCGTGCGGCCTTCTGAAACCGTTTACGTCACCGACGTGAATACCTTTATCAGGGCGCTCAGTGTGTCCAACTTCCGCACTCTAGACAAATTCGGGCCCCAGGCAACCCTCCTCACCGGCCAACTAGGCGCGGTGGAAGGCATCCCGGTGATCGTCTCGGAACAGATGGCGCTGGCCGACACCGACGGCAAGGTCACAGACGCCGGGAGCGGCACCAACACCGGAAGGCTGCTCATCGTCAACCGCTCCCAGTGGCGTGTCGGATTCAAGCGCGAATTGACTATTGAAACCGTTCGAGATGCCCAGAAGCGGCAGAACATCATGGTCGTTAGCTTCCGGATCGGTCTGCAAGAACGGACCGGCTCCCGGTCAACGGCCACCCACACGGCCCTCCACTACGACATAACCGGCGTCTAGGCGGCGCAGCCGCGTTTAGGGAGGCCATGACTGGGTAAAGCCATAGCCTCCGGACACTCACCAGACAAGATTATTCTAAGTACGGACGCACCACCGTCCGGAAGATAGAGAGGACAAATGACAACGATCAGTCAGAAGGACCCGGTAGCCGAAGCCGTTAAGAATATGATTCCTCCCGACCAGAGCGGCGTCGTTTACGTTGCCAAACGATACATCATAGAAGCTTTGGCCTCAGGCAACACCAACGCATTCGCCTTCGCGGTCCAGAACCCGGAGGCCGTCGATTGCATCGTGACCAACGTGATCGTCGACATCACCATCGCGGGAGGCACGGCGTCTTCAGTCCTGGACGTCGACGTGGCAGCCGACGCCACCAGCACCGGCGACAGCATCATCGACGGCCTTAACCTCACCGCAACCGGCGTGGCCGACCGGCACGATGACGCCGGCACCAACGGAGGGGAAGCCCTCAAATGGGACAAGAACGGCGGCGCCAATGACTACGTGACCGGCAAGATTCTAGCCCAGAACGCCGCCAGCCTGGTGGGAACGGTCATCATCGAGTATGTACCCCTGTCTTAAGGGACCGATGACCGCCAGCACGAGCACAAAATCATAGGAGAAAACACGTTGACCATCTTCAGGCCGCGCGCCCTGATCGCCCGCTTTACCAACCCTCTAACCAGCAACCTCGATGGGATCTCGCCCAAGAATCGGTATCCAAAAAACTGGGCTTTGGTGATTTTGGCCGGTATCTTCGCCATCGCCGGGTTGGAAGGCTACGCACTCAGTCTGGGCATAGACGGCACGGCCCTCAGAGCAGCTCTAACTTTCATCGGCATCCTGGGCGGCGCCGGGTTCGGCCGGGTCTTAAAGTGACCTCGCGACGCTCCGCACCCATCCGCCGCCGGCCCTACGTGGCACTGGTCCGGGCCCATGACTCGAATACGTCAAATACACGGAACACCTTGGTCACCCCCTCCAGTGGGCGGCGGATCCGAGTCCTACGCGTCCGGGTGATCCAGGAGCAGACCGATGGCCGGCGCCTGTGGGAGCTATACCTGGGCACCGGAGCGGATATCACCACTGACCCGGCTAAGGCGATCGACATCTTGGATATACCGAACGACGGCGAAGCCGCCACTCGGACCTTTCTGCGGGACGAGGGCCCACGGGGCGAGCGGGACGAGGCCCTCAGCGGCCGTTGGCTGGGGACACCGCCGACAACGGTGCATAAGATCATCGTTGAATACACCGAGGAGTCTTAACGCTTGGCCAGACGCCGAACCCGCTCAAGACTCCGGCAGCGGCCGATTCGCCTTTCGATCAGGGTGGTCGATTCAAGCACCAACACGGCACAGCAAACCATCTTGACGCCCCGGCCGGGGCGGCGGATACGTTTCATCCGGAACAAACTCCTGCAGGACTCTTCGGAAGGGCGCTTCCTGTGGGAACTTTACTTCGGAGACGCGACGAATATGATCACGGGTCCAAACAAGGGCGTGGACATATTGGCGGTCCCAGACTCCGGCGCTACGGCAACCCGTGTCTTTCGGCGGGGTCAGGGGCCGCGGGGCCAACGGAATGAAGTCCTGAGTGGCCGGTGGCGGGGATTCGCTCCAAGCAGTCCCCACAATATAATCATCGAGTACATCGAAGAGCGATAAAAAGGACTATGGATCCGGGTTGCCTCTGCGGCTCAGCAAGAGGGACTAGTTTAGAAATCGATTCGGGAGGCAGAACATGGGCCGGGAAGCATACCGCTCACTCTACGGCGACCTGACTAAACTGAAGAACGATAGCCTGCTCAAAGACCCCGCCGGCGGCGCCGGTGACGATGATGAGTTGTTCCAATTGTTATTGTCCGTTTCTAACTGGGTGGACAACTATTGCAACCGCCACTTCTACCCCCGCGCAGATACTTTGGTCTTTGACGGCAGAGGCACGGTCCAGTTGCTGGTGCCTGACATTATCTCGATAACCACCTTGAAAGAAGACAGCAACGGCGACCTCACTTTCAACGAGACATGGGCCGCCAGCGATTACTGGTTTCAGCCCAACAACGCCGCCCCCACCCAGCATTGGGGCGGTCCCTACACCGCACTGAAAGCCCGTTCCCAAGGAAATAAGGCTGATGGTTTCGTAACCGGTGAACAGAACTTCCAGGTGATCGGTGTCTGGGGGTACAGTCAGTATTCCGAAGACAGCGGCACCGACCTTAACGACGCTTCTATGAACACCACCAAGAACACGGTGGCGGTGGATGACGGACGCAGTTTGAGATCGGCCAAACGGCCCTGATCGGCACGGAACAGATGCTGGTAACCGGGATTTCGGGCAACGACCTCACCGTGACTCGGGGCTTGAATGGTTCAACCGCCGCGGCCCACGCCGACAACTCAGATATCGATATTCTGCGCTGGCCGGCCTCGGTTGAAAGGGCCGCGATGATTCAAACAGCAAGGATCTGGACCAGGTCAGCCGACTTTGAGCCCTTCTTCGTAAACTCCGACATTGACACCGATGTACGCATCCTCCTGGAACCGTACCGCAAAACCGCCGCATAG